GCATCCCTACTCCCTCTGGTGGGTCAGACGGGGACATCTGGTTCAAAGTCACAACTGCATAAGGTTGACTAAACATGGCTGCTCTTTTTGACTACTCGGAAAAACTACTCCTTGACTGGCTGATGACCACAGGTTCGGCTACTCGCCCTACCGCTTGGTACGTTGCCCTGTACACTGCTGCCCCCTCGGACTCGGGTGGTGGCACTGAAGTGTCTGGCAATGGCTACTCGCGTCAGGCTGTAACCTTTGCTGCTGCATCCACTCCGGGTGGCACTACGTCCAACACTGGCGCTGTGTCGTTTACTGCCGCAGGCGGTTCGTGGGGTACCATTACTCATATCGGTATCCACGACGCTGGCACCTCGGGCAACCTGCTGTGGCACGGCTCTATGACCGCCTCGAAGACTATTGCCGATGGCGATACTCTTGAGTTTGCTATTGGTAACATCGACCTGACCATCGCCTAATCAGCGTCCTTTTGTTGAACAGGAGGGCTTGAGGTGGAGGGCTACCGTGTAACAGAGGAGGGTAACCTCCGTACTACTGAGTCCTCTGACACCCGTGTTACAGAAGGATTCATCGAAGGTTTCGCAGACCTCTCAGCTACAGGCTCTATCTCTGTCGTTGGTCTGCTGAAAGCACCTGCTAACGCTTCCTTGTCGTCACAGGGTAGTGTCCTTCTTGTCGGTGAAGCTACGCTCTTCGGTAAGGCAGACTTTACTGGCGTAGGGTCAACAACGGTTGATAGCGATCTAAAAGCCTCTGGCGCTTACGTAGGGGGTGCTACAGGCACTATCTCTTCTTCTGGGGTACGGATACAGCCCGGTGCGACTAGCCTCTCTGCTGAGGGTTCTATAGCCTCTAAGGCAGGGTTCAAGTTCGTAGGTGCCTCAGATATCCAAGCAGAGGGTATTTTCTCTGCAACACCTAAGTTTACGGCTCAAGGTCTGTTCGGACCCTTTGATGTAGACGTACAGAGGATCACAGAGTCTGGTGATGTAAGGGTTACTGAGGATGGAAACGTCAGGATCGTAGACTTCTACCAGCCTAACGCAGGTACAGCCTCTCTTCTCTCTGAACCATCTGTCGTTCTCTTTGTGTCTGAGCCGTATGCGAAGTACTTGTCTAACTGGCGTAGAGCCATTCCCTACGTTAAGTACGAAGGTGAGTGGGTTGTACCTGAAAAAGCCTACAAACATCTCAATGGCAGATGGAAAAGGATTTACTAACTCATGGCTAACGTAAAAATCAGTGACCTTACAGCGGCTGGGTCAGCTTCTGGAACCCAAGAGTTCGAGGTTAACGACAGCCTTACCTCTAAGAAGGTCACAGGCTCCCAGATCAAAACGTTTGTTAACGCAGACCGCGTAGCTAAGACCTCCGACACAGGGGCTGCAGTTATTCCGGCTGGGGCTGAATCTGAACGTGATGGCTCTCCTGCTGCAGGTTACTTCCGCTTTAACACTGACCTCTCGAAGTTTGAAGGTTACACTGGCGCAGCTTGGGGCAGCGTAGGTGGTGGTGCTACGGGTGGTGGCTCTGATGAAGTGTTCTTTGAGAACGGCCAGACTGTCACGTCGAACTACACCATCACTAACGGCAAGAACGCTATGAGCGCAGGGCCGATCACAATCAATTCAGGCGTTACCGTGACCGTTGGCACTGGTGAAGTCTGGACAATCGTCTAAGGGATCAAAGTATGTCTAACCTGACAGTCAAAGGGAACGCATCGGGGACCGGGACGGTTATCCTTGAGGCACCCAATACGAACTCAAACCGCACGATCACGCTGCCGGATGCGACAGGGACGGTTGTTACGGCTAACGCCAGCGGCGACGTGGGGATCGGTACGAACAGCCCCGCCGCAAAGCTTGATGTGTTTGGCGGCATTAGGTCAACCTCTGCTGGCGGCAACTCCCAGATCATCACAACGTCGATTGGCGACACCACGTTTGCCAATAATGGCGTCAACTGGCTGACTGTAAAAAACGGCGCACCTGCTGATACCATGCGGGTCACTTCTGCTGGCAACGTGGGGATCGGGACGAGTTCGCCTGCGACGAAACTGGACGTGCAGCAAAGCACCACATCTGTTCTAGCTCAGTTCAAAAACACGTCTTCGGCGGCTCAGAACGGCAACATCAACGCCGTGAACGATGCTGGCACTGCGCTTAGGATGCAGGTGTTTGGTTCTGCTGCTGGCTCTTACGGCATGTTGTCTGCTGGTAGCCCCGCGCTTTACACTAGCGCGTCTGAGTTAAACTTTGCCGCTGACAACGCAAGTGGGGTAATTAAATTTGCTACAGGCAGCAGCGTACCAGAACGCGCCCGCATCGACGCCAGCGGGAACCTGTTGGTGGGGACGACGAGCTCAATTAACGGCCACACTTTTAAATCAAGCGAGGGCGTATCTACTTATCGCACCACTGCAAACGCAGGGTTTGGCATCCATCACTTCTATTCGGACTTTGGAAGTACGCAAAGTTTGAGGGCGTATTTTACCGCAAACGGCGGTCTTTCCAACTTCAGTGCAAACAACGTCAACCTCTCTGACGAACGGGTAAAAACCGACATTTTTCCTGTTGGTTCCTACTGGGACAAGGTCAAAGCGCTGCAGGTTGTCACCTACAAATATCGCGACCAAGGCGGCGGTGAGGACAACATCGGCGTAATTGCACAGCAGGTCGAAAGCGTAGCGCCTGAGTTTGTTTGCACGAGCGGCTTCGGTGAAACTCCGGCAGATGGTGTGCCACTCAAGTCGATCTACGAGACCGACCTGCACTATGCCACACTCAAGGCTTTGCAAGAGGCGATGGCCCGCATTGAAGAACTGACCGCCCGCATCGCAATCTTGGAGGCCAACTAATGTCCACAGTACGCGCAAACTCGATTACGAACTCCGCTGGCACTGGCGCGCCTAACTTCCCGAATGGGTTGGAGATTGCAGGGACTACCGCAGCAACGGTTCCTTCTGGTTCCGTTATGACGTTTGCTATGAACACGGCTCCTACTGGGTGGCTTAAGGCCAATGGCGCTGCTGTCTCTCGCACGACCTATGCTGCCCTGTTCTCCGCTATTGGCACGACTTTTGGCGTTGGTGATGGATCGACTACGTTTAACCTGCCGGACATGCGCGGACGCTTCACCCGCAACTGGGCGGATAACGGCAGCATTGACAGTGGAAGAGCGTTCGGTTCAGCGCAGGATGATGCCTTTCAGGGTCACAGACACAACTTGCGCACAAGCAGCGGCCTTCAAGTTGGGTATGATGGCGGGGGCGGCGCGGGTAGCGGAAACCTCCGGGCTGACGGTAGTCCGTCAACCCCATACGGTGAAGCTTGGGAGGAGCTTACTAACGGCGTAAACGGAACACCGCGCACTGCGTCCGAAACCCGCCCGACCAACATCGCCCTTTTGGCCTGCATCAAGTATTGAGGTGAACCATGAAAGTCTTCCAAACTGACCACAAAGGTTTCCTCGTCGGTGAAACTGTTGCTGATCCTGATCCGTTGGACGAGGGTAATTGGCTGATCCCCGGGGGCTGCGTGACGCAGGAGCCGCCATCCTTGTCTGACGGTCAACGCGCAAAGTTCGTTGGCGGTGCATGGCTTGTCGTTGACCCTGATCCCGCGCCAGTGCCGGAAACCGAACTTCCGCCGACCCGGAAAGACATCGAGCAGATGCGCCGTGGTGCCTACACCGCAGAAGCCGACCCTCTGTTCTTCATGTCCCAGCGCGGTGAGGCTACTGTCGAAGAATGGCAGGCCAAGGTCGCTGAGATCAAAGCCCGTTATCCCTACCCGACCGAGGAGGTCTAAGCCATGTCAGTCGTTATTAACGGAACCACGGGGATCGACGCACCGGGGCTGTCTATTGACGGTGCTGCTGTCGGCCTGAAAGCTGATGTGCAAGAGTTCACGTCTTCTGGCACTTGGACCAAGCCCGCGAATGCTAAGATTGTGTATGTGGAGATTTGGGGTGGTGGCGGTGGTGGTGGGTCTGGTCGTCGTGCTGTCAACACCAGTTCGCCGTATGGTGGTGGGGGCGGTGGCGGTGCGGCTGGTGTTTTCTATCAGTTCCGCGCAAGCGAGTTGACCTCCACCGTCTCTGTGACTATCGGCGCAGGCGGTGCTGGTGGTGCGGCAGTCACAACTGACACCACTTTAGGTAACGCTGGGTCTGCTGGCGGTGATAGCACTTTTGCTTCTTTTTTAACTGGAAAGGGTGGCCTCGGTGGAGGTCAAGTCGGTGGTGGTGGCTCTGGATGGACGCAAGCATTTGAAGTTAATGATGCTACCGAAAACCAAAACCCTTATGGTGGCGGGGCACCTTCAAGCTACAACATTTTTGGTGGTGGCGGAGGGGGGACTTCTGTGGCAGCTTCGGGCATCAACAATTCGGGCAGCGATGTTCTTAAGCCGGGAACGGGAGCAGCAGGCGGCGGCAGCGGCGGCAATTTTACCAATACTATCCTTTACAATTCAGGTGTTGGCGGTGTTCGGTGGGGTAATAGGACTACCTCTGACATTAACACTGGCGTCGGCCTCGGCGTAAACGGCGCAGCAGGCTCAGGCTTTGGCAATGGCGGAGACGGCGGTGGTCATGGCCGGACTGCTGCGGCAGGTTCTGGTGGCGCTGCTGCTACGGCTGCTGGCGGCGGGGGTGGTGGTGCTTCGGCTAACGGCTTCACGTCTGGCGCTGGTGGTGCTGGTGGCAACGGCTTCTGCCGCGTAACGACCTATTCGTAAGGAGACACCCAAATGAAATACGCAATCGTTGAGGCTGGTGTCGTCGCTAACGTAGTGATTGCTGACGCACCTCTGGCCAACAACTGGATTGAGACAGATCAGGCTGGCCCCGGTTGGCTCTATCAGGACGGTCAGTTCACAGCACCTCCTCCTGTCGTCCCTACGCAGGCAGAGCAAGAGGCCAAGCGTCAGGCTGCTTACACCTCAGAGGCTGATCCACTGTTCTTTAAGTGGCAGGCTGGTGAAGGCACTGAGGAAGAATGGAAGGCAAAACGTCAGGAAATCCGTGACCGCTATCCCTACTAAACAGACCACTTGACAAACCAAATCAACTGTGGTATTATTGTCACATGAGTTCTTTATCAGTCAACGACACAATCCGTCTAGCTGCCGAGGCTGACTTAGAGACCTTCATCAAGCTTGTCGCTCCTGAGCAAGTCCTTGGTCAATGTCACTCTGAGTTGCTCGGCTGGTGGACACGTCAAGACAGCAAGACTCACCAACTCGTTCTGTTCCCTCGTGACCATCAGAAGTCTCGTATGGTAGCTTACCGGGTTGTGTGGGAGCTTACGAAGAATCCTACGCTGCGTGTGCTCTACATCTCTGCTACGGCTAACCTTGCGGAGAAGCAGCTAGGCTTTATGAAAGGTATCTTTACCTCTGAGGTATATCGTCGTTACTGGCCTGAGCACGTCCATCCTGAAGAAGGTAAGCGTACTCGTTGGACCACCTCGGAGATTGCGTTAGACCATCCTCAGCGTAAGAAAGAAAACGTACGTGACCCTAGCATCTTCACTGGTGGCCTCACTACTTCCCTTACTGGTATGCACTGCGACATTGCAGTTCTTGACGATGTGGTTGTCTATGAAAACGCATACACTAATGAAGGCCGTGACAAAGTAAGAAGCCAGTATTCTCTGTTGTCGTCCATCGAAGGTGCTGAGGCTCGTGAGTGGGTTGTAGGCACTCGCTACCATCCGATTGATCTGTATAACGACTTGATGCAGATGATTGAGGATCAGTACGACAAAGATGGTGGTAAGGTTGGCGAAGAGAACATCTACGAAATCTTTGAACGTGCAGTAGAAGATAGGGGCGACGGTACGGGTGAGTTCCTGTGGCCTCGTCAGCAACGTAAAGACGGTAAGTGGTTTGGTTTCGACCAACAGATTCTAGCTAAGAAACGTGGGCAGTACCTCGACAAAGGACAGTTCAGGGCGCAGTACTACAACGATCCTACGGACCCAGATAACGTACCCGTAGGCTCCGACAAGTTTCAGTACTATGACCGTAAGCATCTCCACCTTGATAATGGTTACTGGTTCTACAAGACGCACCGCCTGAACGTTTACTGTGCAGTGGACTTTGCGTTTAGCCTTAGTAAGAAAGCTGACTACACTGCTATGGTTGTCGTCGGTGTCGATGGTGAGAATAACGTCTACGTCTTAGAGATTGATCGTTTCCGTACGGATCGCATCAGTGACTACTTCGACCATATTCTACAGCTTAGTAATAAGTGGTCGTTCAGGAAGATGAGAGCAGAAGTCACGGTGGCTCAGGTAGCTATTGTGAAGCAGCTTAAAGAACTCATCAAGCAACATGGTTTGTCGATCTCAATCGAAGAGTACCGACCGAATAAGGGCAGTAAGGAAGAGCGTATCGCAGCCGTCCTTGAGCCTCGTTACGACAACCTTTCGATCTGGCACTATAGAGGCGGTAATACTCAAATCCTTGAGGAAGAACTGTCTAGCCGTAACCCAGCCCACGACGACGTTAAGGACGCCCTAGCTTCTGCTGTCGACATGGCTGTGAAACCTATGAAGAACGTTCAGCGCAGCAAGAGTAGCAATATCGTCTGGGCTAACTCACGATTTAGAGGCAGTGCATAATGGCCGGAACTACCATCGAACTTGAGCACCTGCTTAACCCCGATACTCTCGCTGTCGAGATCGCTAATCGTTGGGTCGAGTGGAACTCTCTGCGTGACAAGTGGCTTGTCGAAAAGAAAGAACTCCGTAACTACCTCTACGCTACGGACACACGTACGACGAAGAATGCTGCCCTTCCGTGGTCAAACTCCACGACGACCCCTAAGCTGACGCAGATCATGGACAACCTCCATGCGAACTATTTTGCTACTCTGTTCCCTCAACAGAAGTGGATGCGTTGGGAAGGCACCTCTGCTGCAGACGGCACTAAAGCTAAGCGTGATGTCATTCAAGCGTACATGGACAATAAGGTCCGTCAGTCCGACTTTGTGAACACCGCTTCTAGCCTTCTGTACGATTGGATTCAGTACGGTAACTGCTTTGCTACTGTCGAGTGGAACCAAGACTACAACGTCAAGGAATCTGGTGAAGTAACGACGAATTACATTGGGCCTCGTCTGGTCCGTATTTCTCCTTACGACATCGTATTTAACCCTACTGCCTCTGACTTCTACAAGACGCCCAAGATCATCAAGAGCATTCTTACCCTCGGTGAGATCAAACGGATGATCGACAAAGACCCGTCTAAGGCTCATTGGCAAGCCATTATCGACAAGATGATGTACGCTCGGGCTTCTATCCGTTCGGCTGACTCTGCGTATAACAAAGCTGACGGTTTCATTGCTGATGGCTTTACGTCGATCCAGCAGTATTATGAGTCGGACTACGTTGAGGTTCTCTCGTTCTACGGGGATATCTTCGACTACAACGAGAACAAGCTCCATTCGGATCGTATCATCACTGTTGTCGACCGTGCTTACGTTCTGGACAATGAAGAGAACCCCTCGTGGTTGGGCCATGCGCCTATCTTCATGTCGGGTTGGCGTCCTCGCCCTGATAACCTGTACGCTATGGGTCCGTTGGATAACCTCGTCGGTATGCAGTATCGTATCGACCACCTTGAGAACCTTAAGGCTGACGTATTCGACCAGATTGCCTACCCTGTGATGAAGATTCGTGGGGACGTAGAGGACTTTGACTTTGCTCCCGGTGCTCGTATTTACCTTGGTGAGGAAGGCGACGTAGGCTACCTGCAGCCCGATGGCACTGCCCTTCAAGCTGACCTCCAGATTCAACTCCTTGAGAACAAGATGGAGGAGATGGCTGGTGCTCCTCGTCAGGCTATGGGTATCCGTACGCCCGGTGAGAAGACTGCCTTTGAGGTCCAGAGCCTGCAGAACTCAGCCTCGCGTATCTTTGAGCATAAGACTGCCCACTTTGAGCGTACGTTCCTTGAGCCTATTATGAACGCTATGCTGGAAGTTGCTCGTCGTAACATGAACATGTCGGACACCATCCGGGTTCTTGACGACGCCACTGGGGCTATCTTGTTCCGTAGCATTACCAAAGACGATATCACTGCCAAGGGTAAGATTGTTCCTGTCGGTGCTCGTCACTTCGCTGAACGTGCTCGTCGGGTACAGAACCTTACGCAGCTTTATCAGCTTAAGCTTGCCGACCCCACCATTGCCCCTCACTTGTCGGGTAAGGAGATGGCTAAGATCATGGCTGAAGAGCTTGGTGAGCCTCGTCTGTACG